TGGTAACGAAGAACCTAGATATATCACCTTAAAAATTGTTTTAGAAAAAGAGAAGATTTATGGACTTGAACGTATTGATTTTGATTCTCATACATACGTTGTTGAAGGCCCATTAGATTCTCTCTTTATAGACAACTGTTTAGCAGTTGCCGGCGCTGATTTGAACTTATTGGAGTTAAGTCCAGAATCAACCACTACAATATACGATAACGAGCCACGCAATGAACATACTGTTGAGCGTATGTTTAAATCTGTGGACAAAAATTATAATGTAGTAATTTGGCCACCTGAATTAAAAAGTAAAGACATCAATGATATGGTTCTGTCAGGAATGAAGAATATTAAAGAGTTTATCGATGTACATACATATCATGGACTAGAAGCATACCTTAAAATTAACCAATGGAAGAAAATATGAATCCTCAATTACAGACTGTAAGACAAACTCAGACATACACACAACATGAACAAATCATCACAACTAAGAAAGTTCCAGAACCAATCCCCCACCAAAATCCATTTCAAAATGAACTAAGTAAATTTGTATACTATAGAACATATTCACGCTGGGATGACAGTAAGATGCGTAGAGAATCGTGGGATGAAACAGTTGCACGAGCTGTAGTGTTTTTGAAAAAGGTTAGTAAGAATAAATTAAAGAAATCAGATTATGAATTGATACATCAGTACATTCTTGAGATGAAAGTAATGCCTTCAATGAGGCTATTATGGACAGCTGGAAAACCAGCAGAACTCAACAATGTTGCAATTTATAATTGCTCAACAGTTCCAGTTGATTCTTTACATTCTTTTGCAGAGGTATATTTCTTGTTGATGAGTGGTGCAGGAGTTGGTGTGGATGTTTCTAAACGATATATTGAAAAGATTCCTAAAGTAAAGAAATTGAATGGTGATGGGAAAAAGATTGTGTTTGAGGATTCCAAAGAAGGATGGGCAATGGGAACATTAGCAGTCTGCACGGCCATGTGGGAAGGATACGATGTTGAATGGGATTTGTCAAAACTAAGACCACAAGGTGCTAGACTCAAAACTTTTGGTGGTAGGTCATCTGGGCCTGGGCCTCTTGATGAGACTTTACATTTCATCAAACACATAGTAGAAGCACATCGTGACAGGAAACTAAGTTCCATCAATGCATTTGATATTATTACTAAAATTGCAAATTCAGTAGTCGTAGGTGGAGTCAGAAGGTCATCGATAATTACCCTCTCAGACCTCTACGATAGTGGAATGAGAAATGCCAAGCAGGGTCAATTTTGGGTGACAAATGCACACCGAGCCATGAGTAACAATAGTGCAATTTATGATGTTAAACCTAACTCTATAGATTTCATGAAAGAGTGGTTGGCACTTGCAGAAAGTGGTACTGGAGAGCGTGGAATTTTCAACCGATATTCAATCAATAGTTTGATTCCAAAACGCCGGCGTAAAAGACAAGATTGGACAACTAACCCCTGTGGTGAAATAATATTGCGTCCTAGAGGGTTCTGCAACCTCACAGAAGTAGTTATACGGGCCGAAGACACCCTTGAGACTTTAATGGAAAAGATAAAGGTAGCGACTATGATTGGAACAATACAATCTACATTAACGGATTTTAATCTTTTAGAAGAACTTCATGATGATTGGAAAAAGAATGCTGAGGAGGAAAGGCTCTTAGGTGTATCCATGACAGGACAAATGGACAATCCAGATATTTTGACACCAGAGAATTTACAAGCATTGAGAGATTTTTCAATAGGAGTGAATGTAGAAACAGCCGGGAGATTAAAAATAAACAGGTCAGTAGCTATTACTACTACAAAACCTAGTGGAACAGTTTCAACATTAGTAAATTCTGCATCGGGGTTTCATCCACGATATGCTCCTTATTATATACGAAGAGTAAGAATTTCTGCTACTGATCCATTGTACAGAATGATGAGGGATCAAGGAGTAAAATTCTATCCAGAGGTAGGACAACCAGAAGAAACAGCTCAAACATGGGTAGTTGAATTTCCAGTAAAAGCACCAGAAGGTTCTGTACTGGTAAGAGATGTTGATGCAATTTCTCAACTAAAACAATGGTTAAAAATAAAACATAACTATACTGAACATACAGTATCAGCAACAATTTATGTCAAGCCTGATGAATGGTTTGAAGTTGGTAATTTTGTATATGAAAATTTCGATGATCTAGTGGGAGTGAGTTTCCTACCTAAAGATGACCACATCTATCAGCTTGCCCCTTACGAAGAAATCGATGAAAAGACTTATGATACTTTGCTTGCAGATTTCCCAAAAATTGACTATTCCAAACTCACTAAATACGAGACAGAGGATAATACTACAGGAGCGCAAACGGTTGCGTGTTCTGGTGACAGTTGTGAAATCATTTAATAATAAGCATTATGGTAGAAGAAGTAGAAATAGAGTGCAAGGATTGCAATGCGACATTTAACTTACAGCATAATTTAAGTTTATCAAGATACGAAATAGGATTTTGTACCTTCTGTGGTGGAGAAGATATTGAAATAGAAGAGGGTTTTGAAGAAGATAATGAGGAAGATTATTATTAACCTAAATATTCCCATGTGGAGTATTTATGAGTTACGAAAACCCTTGGCTATATAATGATAAAGTTTTTGAAAGTGAAGATATAAAAGACTATTACGGATTTTGCTATCTATTGACTGACCTTGAAAATGGTAAGCAATATATTGGAAGAAAGTACTTTTATTCCATTAGGAAGAAAAAAGGAATACGGAAAAAGGTAAAGTCAGAAAGCGATTGGAAATCCTATTACAGTTCATCTAAAAAAGTTAAACTAATAGTGCTAGAATCTGGCCATAATAGATTCAAGAGAGAAATATTATCTCTTTATATAAAAAAAGGTCAAGTGAATTATAATGAAACAAAATTGTTATTTCAACATAATGTTTTAGAAGCCAGAGATGAAAAAGGCGAAAAATTATATTACAATGATAATATAATGAATAGATATTTTTCAACAATCATGGAATAAAAGACTTGACATTTGAGATTCATAATGGTATAATACAAGGTATATAAAGTGAATAAAAGACTTACAAAGTTAAAAAGTCTTATTGATAATGGTTCAGCACCAACCATTTTAGAGGTTAGAACAAATTCTAGGGAATATTCCTATGAAGATGTTATAGCTCTAGATTATGGATTTGCTCAAGACCTGTATATGGGTAGTGAACAATTTGAAAAATGGTTTACCTATACTGGGCCACAACCTATAAAACTCAATGATCTTATTTTACAACCAAATGAGATGATTGAAATTTTACTTGATTATTATGGAATATAATGAGAAAACAACTAACTGAAAAGCGAAAACAAGAGCTTCGTGACCAACTATCCAAAGCACGAAGTAAGAGAACCCCAGCAGAGTACAAGAACATACATCCAAAGGTATTAGAAATACCAGATGATGACCCCCTATCGTTGAAATCGATTAAGAAAGCGATTAAACATAGTAAGGATAGGGCCTCTGCATATTCTGTCAACTCTCATAGGAGAGGCGCAACCCCCAAACAAGCAATTACAGATAGTATCAATTCTGATAATACCAAAGCCTATATTCGGTTCATGGAACATTATCTCAGGACAGGGGATTGGATTTCTGATTTTATGGGAGATAATGAAGAAAAGAAAACTCAATGGAAATGTGTCGCAATGGCTTATCATGCAGATGGTACACCAAAACGATCTAAGGGTGTTTTCTATCCAGACATCAATATGGTGTGGGGAGAGGTTGTATGATACTAATTGATTTAAGTCAGATAATGGTGGCATCTACAATGATGTCAATGGGAAAAGACCAATCAGAAGTTGATGTTAATATGGTTCGACACATGGTTCTGAACAGTCTCAGAATGTATCGGTCAAAATATCATAATGAATATGGTGAGTTGGTCTTATGCTGTGATGGTAAACATTCATGGAGGCGTGACCATTTCCCACAATATAAAGCTTCTAGGAAAACTAGTAGGGATGCTGATAAGAGAGATTGGACACAAATATTTGGATGTCTTGATACTATCAAATCTGAACTTGAAGAGTTTTTCCCCTACAAATATATTCAGATTGATGAGTCAGAAGCAGATGATATTATTGGTGTGCTTGCTAGAACTGCTACAGAAAAAGTAATGATTATTTCTGGTGATAAAGATTTCATACAGCTACAGTCGCATAAAAATGTGAAACAGTACAGCCCTATTACTAAAAAGTTAATAACAAACAGTCATCCAGAAAAATACTTGAAGGAACATATTTTGCGAGGTGACTCATCAGATGGTGTTCCTAATTTCTTATCAGCAGATAATTGTATGGTGGATAAAATACGACAAACACCAATATCAAAGAAAAAAGTAGAACTATGGGTAGACCAAAATCCAGAAGATTTTTGTAATGAGGAGCAGTTAAGAAACTATCATAGAAATATGAAACTGATTGATTTACAATATACACCATCAAACATTGTTGACCAAGTTGGAAAACAATATGATGAAATTCCGAAAGGGAAACGAAGTGAACTTTTGAATTATTTTATCGAAAGGAAACTTAATAATTTAATACAAGATATAGGAGAATTTTAATATGGCACAACAACCAGTAGAATTTGATAGTAATAGTGATGGATCTGTAAGTGCATATCCAGAAAAACCTAAACCATCAATTAAAGTTAGAGAATTACTTTTTAGTGAAATTTTGTCTAAAGTTCATGGTGCAAAAACAAAAGCACAAAAAGTAAAGATTTTACAAGAAGAAGATTGTCAGGCCTTGCGACAAATTTGTCAATGGTCTTTTAACCCCATAATTGAATCAGAATTACCATCTGGAACACCACCATATATAGAAAATGACGCTCCAGAAGGTACTGAACATATGTTGTTAAGAACTGAAGGTAATACACTTTGGCATTATGTTAAAACTAATGGTAAGAGTGCAGATCCAAATCTTCAGAGTACAGTTAGAGAACGTATGTTTATTAGACTGTTAGAAGGATTACACAAAGATGAAGCTGAACTTTTATGTGCAGTAAAGGAAAAAAGCCTACATCAAAAATATAAGGGATTATCATCACAGGTCGTATCAGAGGCATTTAAGTGGAATGAGGACTTCCAAGAGTATAAATAATAGTACAATCTTCTCATAGGGAGTCTATAGATATGCAAATCCGAAACGGAATGAGTGTAAAAGATGGACTATCTTCTTATCACTCTTAATTCCCCATTTATATTCTAAAAAAAGTTTAACCGTTTAACGATCTGCGGTTGCTAATATTTTATGGAATTCTTGTACCTAAAAAAGATTGAAGATCATATTAAATAAAGTAATATGAAAAAACTGTTCACAGCAGTTGTTTTATTTTTTCTATTTGTACTTCCTTTAGGAAGTTCTCAAAGCAAATTATATAATGAGAAAAACGTATGGAAATATCAAACATTCCAATCCGTGATAGATGATAGAAAAAAACAACTAACGTGTCTTGCAAAGAACATATATTTTGAAGCTAGAAACGAACCATTTGCAGGACAATTTGCAGTAGCTCTGGTAACTCTAAATAGAGTTAGTGATGCTGCATTTCCTAATACAATATGTAAAGTTGTATATCAAGGAATACATACCGCTGATGGATTTCCAAAACGAAATAGATGCCAATTCAGTTGGTATTGTGATGGTAATTCAGATGAAGTACAAAACCCAAAGTCTTTTGAAAAAACTCAAAAGATAGCAAGACTTGCAATGCTCCAGTATAGTAAACTAAAATTAGAAGGATTAGATTATACTGAGGGGGCAAGATTTTATCATACTTATCAAATTTCTCCACGTTGGTCAAAAACTTTTCCAGTCGTAGGTAGAATTGGAGATCATATATTTTATAGATAGTAATGGATACTACTAAAAGACTTGAAAACATAACACAAGAGTGTGTTCATAGTTGGCCCAAGAATAAATTATATTCTGAGTTTTCTAACATAACAGATATTTTGCATTGGGTAGAAACCCATGAAAATTTATCTGCATCGGGAAAACAATTTATGGGTGACTTAGAACACAGCCTGGTGAAACTTTTTGCGACAAAATATAATGCCGACATATCAATATAAATGTAATAAATGTGACTTTGAATTAGAAGAAGTTTTTAAAGTAGCAGATAGAAATCTTCCTGTGGAAAATCCACAAAGATATGGAAGCTGCTCAGATGAAAATAATGACAGTTGTGACCTACAGTTAGTGCCACAATTACCTAGTTTGCAATATACTATGAGAGATAGTGCAGCTAGACACACCGATGATGGTTTTAAAGACCGTATGAAAGAGATTCATAGAACGAATCCTGGCAGTCAGCTAGGAGATTGGACATAATTATGAAAACACATTTTATAAATCATGATCAGTTAGTTGAAATGAAGGGGGTTACTAAAAACCAACTTGAAGTTTTTAAGCAATATGCAGCTGGAAAGAATCTTTTCCTATATGGGCCTGCGGGCACAGGAAAGACTTTTGTTATTCTGTATAATGCAATCAAGGAAGTTCTTGACCCTAGTACAAATTATAGCTGTATCTACATAGTAAGGTCTTTAATGCCTACTAGAAGTCTTGCATTTATGCCAGGCGATGAACAAGATAAAAGTTCTTTATACCAAGTTCCGTATGATAATATGCTACGGCTCATGTTTAAACTTTCCGCTGAGGAACAGTTTGAAATAATGTATGATGAATTAAAAAAACAAGGAAATGTAGCATTTCTATCCACATCCTTCTTACGAGGGATTACCCTAGATAATGCTATAGTTCTTGTAGATGAATGTCAAAATCTAAACTTCCACGAATTGGATACCATTATGACCAGAGTTGGTCAGGGATCTAAGATTATGTTCTCAGGAGATTTTGATCAAACAGACCTAAGAGAAGATGCTGAAAAGGCTGGATTAGGTCAGTTCTTAAAAATTATCAACGAAATGAAAGAATTCTATTCATGTGAGTTTGATATAGGTGATATAGTAAGAAGCGGATTAGTTCGTTCATATATCATTCAAAAATATAATACTGGATTAGGAGATAGAAAATAATGTTACCATTACTATTATTTAATGTTATTTCTGGACTTGTCATGGACAAAGCTCAGAGTTTAGCAAAAGATCATGTAGAACAAATGATAAGTGACATTCTGCCAGATGATGCTAAGGCTGAATTGGATGAAATTATTGCATCTAATCCCGAACACACATTTGAGAGTGCAGCAGATGCACTACAAGGTGCTGTGGAAGGAAAACTACCAATATCCCTTGCAGATGGACAACTAAAACCTATTGAAATGACTTTCAAGGTTACGTTTGATCCAAATACAAGTAAAGTGGATGTTGTACAAGATAATGGTGAAGTGCATGGCATCTGAACCAATAAGAATATCAAAGAACTTTTCTTTAGCAGAGATGGTAAAGAGTGCAACAGCAGAAAGACTAGGTGTAGATAATTCACCTAGTTCCGTACACCTAGTGAATCTAACACATCTTGCAATTCATATCTTGCAACCAGTTAGAGAAAAGTTTGGTGTTATTACAATTAACTCTGGATATAGAAGCCCTGCATTAAATGCAAAAGTGGGTGGATCTAAAACCAGCCAACATTGTAATGGTCAGGCTGGAGACTTTGAATCTTTTTCGACACCGAATCCTGACCTTGCGTTATGGATTACTAAGAATTTAGATTTTGACCAAATCATCTTAGAGTTCTACGATGGAGTTGACCCGAATAGTGGTTGGGTTCATTGTAGCTACAATTTGATGGGCAATCGTAGGAAAATACTTACTGCACTTAAAACTAAAAATGGTGTGGTTTATAAAAATGGATTTGTAAGTAAATAATGATATTATGATATTGAAAAATTATGATAGGAAACTCATATCTGAGTTACCTAAACTTGTGAGAACAAATGTTGGTGGTAAAAGACATTACGAAACACCAAACGGCTCATATCCTCCTATTACAACCGTATTATCAATACGAGATAAAGGAGGAATATATGCTTGGAGAAAGCGTGTAGGTAATGAAGAAGCTAATAGGATAACGAAAAAAGCAACCACTAGAGGTACGCACTTTCATAGTCTATTAGAACAATACTTTTTAGGTGAGATAGATGATTTTGACACCTTTAGTGGTGCTGCCCTTGCTAAAAACCCTGCCGTATGGTATCTGTTTTTACAAGCGGTACAAGTATTAGAAACGAAAATAAATAATATCTACTGTATTGAGGATTATCTGTATTCAGATGAATATAAGATAGCTGGTGCAGTAGATATGATTGCAGAATATGATGGAGTAGTATCCGTTATAGATTTTAAGACTTCCAATTCTGAGAAGAAAGAGGAATGGATTGAAAATTATTTTATTCAAGGTACGGCCTATGCAAAGATGTTCACAGAGCGTACTGGAATCCCCTGTAGTCAACTGGTGATATTTATTGTACCCGATAGTGGTATTCCTCAAATATTCACAAAATCAGTTGATGACTACACTCCCCGATTAATAACCGCAATAGAAGACTTTAGCAACTATCAAAAAAAGACTTGACTTTTCTAAAACTTTACTGTATAATATAACAATGGATAATGAGAAATACAACTTTATGAATAAAATGGAATTGGATATTATTACCCCTACGAAATTTAGTTTACTTATTGAGCAAATGGTAATTGATAAGAGGATAACATATATCGATGCTTGCCTTGAGTACTGTAAGGAAAAGGAGATAGAGCCCAATTCTGTAGGTAAATTAGTTAATAAATCTTTGAAACAGAAAATACAAATGGAAGCAGAAGCTCTCCATTTCTTACCTAAAACAAATTCACTACCAGTATGATTTGGAAGCCTTTGATGCATACAAAATGTATTTGGCGATTAGATTACATTTCCAATCACCAAATTACAATTTTGTAAAATATAATGGTGAAATAAGATGTTCTCAGGATTCCTTTATGAAAAGGAATGACAGATACTTTTTTCACAAATTATCTAAACGATACAACAGATCAGAGCTTCAAGATTTTCTAGTAGCAAATTTTGCAGTAGAAGATAGTGTCAATCCAAAGTGGTTGACAGGAGATGCAGCTGAAAATAATTATAAAGAATGGGTGAAGATACAGCAATCAATCTCAAGAGTATTTGACCAAGATTTGAAAACGTGTATAGAATATCATAGACCTTTTGGTGGACTGTTTAAGTGTGAAGCTAAAACACATCCACCGATTGTAAAGTTGTTACTACAGAAGAAAATCTCTATAGTATCAGCTATTATCCTAGACTCCTACCTTAACTGGACAGAGTTTACTAACCATGAAGTGGATGAAGATTGGGTTTGGCCAAAGCTTCAGAGTACCCTTCATAATTGTCAACCTTTCATTAAATATGATAAGGTAAAATGCAAAATAATACTAAAAAACAGGGTCGAAACCGCAATCCAGATGACTTGATTCGTGAAAACGATTTCCTGAAATATAAAATGAGAGATCAGCAGAAGTATATTCGTAAGTTAGAATTTGATAATGCTCTCTTACAACGTAAACAACAGAGTAGTTATGCAAGAAGAAACAATAACAAAAGCTATCGATCTTCAAACTAAATATGAGTTGTCAATTCGTGGTGTGGGTAGTTATGCCACGGATTCCTTGGCCCATATGTGGTGGGTCATTCTTTGTCACAGGTTACATCATTTTGTAAATGGTGAAGGTTTTCGTGACTAAATAGTAGTAATACTATAATACGCTAATATAAACAAATAATACTATAATATAGGAGAATAATATGTCATTAGCCGCGCTGAAAAAGCAATCCGATTTCTCATCACTCATTGATGAGTACAACAAACAAACAACCCCTCAAGAAACCAAATCATTTGCCGATGATCGAATCTGGAAACCAGAGCTTGATAAGTCAGGTAATGGTTATGCAGTAATTCGGTTCCTTCCTGCTCCAGACGGAGAAGATGTGCCTTGGCAGAGAATGTTCACTCATTCTTTTCAAGGGCCAGGTGGATGGTACATTGAGAATTCCTTAACCACTATCAACAAGAATGATCCTGTAGGTGAGGTGAATCGTAGACTTTGGAATACTGGTTCCGAAGCAGACAAGGAAACTGCCCGTAGGCAGAAACGTAAGTTGTCATACTTCACCAACATCTATGTTGTTGCAGATCCTAAACATCCAGAACATGAAGGAAAAGTTTTCCTTTATAAGTTTGGTAAGAAGATCTTTGATAAGGTTATGGAGTCAATGCAACCTCAGTTTGATGATGAGGAAGCAATCAATCCTTTTGATTTATGGAAGGGTGCGAACTTCAAATTGAAGATTCGTAAGGTTGATGGTTTCTGGAACTATGACAAGTCCGAGTTTGAGTCAGTAACACCATTACTGGATACTGATGAGGCTTTGGAAAAAGTTTATGGTTCAGAGTATCCGTTGAAACCTTTTCATGAAGATTCTAACTTCAAACCTTATTCGGAGTTGAAGGAGAAGATGGAACGTGTCTTAGGTCAGGAAGTTGATAACAGAACTGCCGAACAGGTAGCCTCTGATATGGAATTATCTGGTAGAGATATAGAAGGAGCTCCATTTGATGGTGGGAAACCAATGACTACTGGTGCATCTGATACTATGGACTACTTTGAGAAGTTAGCTACTGCTTAATTTCTGAAGTACTTTTGACTGATTGGGTTTAATGAATTTGAAGCCGCAATCATTGTAGTAGATGATGGAGAAGAATTAACAATGGTGGTAGGGGCATTTACCATGCCTCCACCACCCATTCCACCACCTGACATCATATCAGCAGTTTGTTTTGCAGGAATAACTTTTGCAGCAGAATTTGCATTTACTACTAATTCCCCCCTCATAGATCCTTCACCTACTATTGCAGCTCCACCAGGCAATATAGTTCCTCCTGTTGCCATTTTTGCTAATGAGGCTTCTAATTTTTTAATCTCTAGATTTCTTGTATTTTTTCTACTACCTGAGCCTCTAGATGTATCTGATTCATTTTGAGATTTAAGACTATCAATATCTTCTTGTATATCTTTTTTAGAAGGGCCATCTAAGAGTCCAGATATTAAATCATAGCCAGGAATTTGTTTGAGTAAACCTTTAAAATCAATATCTAACAAACTTGCAAACCATTCAAATATTTTATCTAAAGCACTTGTTATTAAACCCCCAAGACTCCAACCTTCTTTCTTTTTACCATCTTTATCTGTATCCCAACCAAATAAACCAGTAATCCATTTAAAAGCTGCATTAAGGGGAAATAAAATTATATCAATTAGTGGTGCAAGTCCTTTGAAACTGACTCCTTTACCATCAAATCTAAATAAATCTCTTACCCAATCTATAGCTTTAAATATTGCATCTTTAACAGCACCTACAATAGACCAATCGGTAGCAGCTTCTTGTTCAGCCTCACTAAATCCAAATAGACCCATAACCCATTTGATACCCCATTTGATACCATCTTCTACCATTTGTGCAAGGTCAAATATAAAGAAATCTAATAGTGTTTGTAATCCAACTTGTAAAAATGTTAATATTTTTTGACCCAATCCTCCTGTTTCGTCTTCCGCAGCACCAAATCCTGCCATAATAGCTTCAACTATTCCCCATACTAACATAACAGGAGCAAATAATCTTCCCATAAATTTTAAAACACCTCCAGCAAATTTTGTTATTGTACCCAGGCCTGGAATCATTTTTAAAAATTTAGTAATTTTACCAAAGGCTTTTCCTATTCCTCCCTCTTTTCCAAAGGGCCCAGTTATCATTTTAAATACACCTTTTACTGCTGTGATAATTGCTGTCCAAGGCCCAGTTGTTATTATTTTTGCAGCACTAAACAATTTACGAATTTTTCCACCCTTCGCAAATAAGTCTGTGATTCCTTTAAAGATGTTAGTTATTTTAAAATTCTTAAAAGCCTTTGTTATTTTACCACCAATACCTTTCCAAAAATCCTTAAATGCTTTCCATCCTGTACTTTTTCCGAAAAAGTCACCTATCCATTTAAAAACTTTAATGCCACCAACCCAAGCACCAAGAGTTTTCATTCCTGTCCATAAGAAATCAAAAGCTTTTACAGCTATATCATATATTTCTTGAAGATTAGTTTTTGATAAAAAGTCAAAAAGTTTATAAAGTAAAAATAATCCAGCTCCTTTTAATAACCATTGTAATATACTTTTTGCACCAGCTGCTATTTTTTCTTTCTTATCTTCCCACCACTTATGTACAGATTCTTTCATCTGCATTGCTCTTTTTGCAGCTCGTTCAGCAAATTCTTGACTTAACCCCATTGATTCTAATTGACCTTTTAGTGTATTTAAGATTTGTTGATTTCTAGCTTGTCTTTTTTGTTCTTTCTTCTCTTCATCTGCCTTTTTCTGGTCATCTCTTTTACGCCATGCTTCAGCTTGGTTAAACTCTACTTCATCAGCCTCCGCAGTTGCTACATTAACTTGTAAACCAGACTGGCGAGTTTCTTCTGCTTTTGCAAGAAAATCTTCATTTGTTACACCAGAATCTTTAAGTTGTTTTCGTAAATCCCAAGCAGCTCTTGTATCTTTATTTTGTTTATTCTTTCGGTCAAGTGCAGAATCTTTTGCATCTTTTTGCCATTCCTTAAATTGTTTAATAGATTCGGCTCCACTATCTGCAAAATCTTCACGAAATTTTTCAAACTGTTTGAAACTTGTAGATTCACTATCCTCAAATTCTTTTTCAAGACTTTCTATAGCTGCAATTTGTTCTTTAGATGATTGTTTATTCCAATCTTCACTTTTTGCAGCTAACTGTGCAATACCTTCAGTTACCTCTTTAACTGCCTTTTCTACTGGTTTCCAAATTTCTTCAGCCATATTGATTTTTCCTATTTTGTTCTTTTACTTTTTCGTTTTCTTCTTTAATATGTTCAATTAATTTATCAACATAAATATCCCTTTCCCACGGCAACATATTCTCCATATCAGATAA